AGAAAAACGCCCCCGCATCGTGCAGTGGGCGCTCTCGCATAAGCGTCTCGTAGATAAGTGAGACATTCATAGTATAGGACAAGATCATTCATGGCCGACAATAGAGACAGACTCAGCCTAAACAGATTCAAAGATCGTGACACAAGCGCCCTCAATGAAGATGACTACCTCGACTTCATCTTCGCGAAACTGATGAGCGACGTAATTCAAAGCCTTGAAGTCTCAATCCAAAATGACCGCGCCTTCTCGCGAGCACGGTTTAACGTCATGCAATCATTTTGGTCGGCCAGAGAAAGCCTAGATCGCGCAAAACAACAAGATGATCCAGAAGAAGTAGAAGAATGCTGAAGCCATCCGAAAAACGACGCAAAGAACAAGAACGCGGAACAAAGATAGAACATGTAGGGATTGTCTTTGTGAAGAGGCATTCGCACGATCAGAATAGCGGGCAATGGCAATCTTTCAATTTGTGGACTGACGAGTATTATAGCCGCGACAATTTGGGCGAGAGTACCGACGACCTGACCCGATACCTCGAATTCCGTCGCATCATCAATCCTAAGTGGGTTGATGAAGTCAGCGGAACAGAATTGATCCCTTACCGCCAAGTCTACGAACAGATTCCAGGATCAACGCGCTATCAAGTCACGAACCTCTTCGTTGATCCCGACACTGACGAACCGTTCTTCGCACTAGTCCACGAATGCGAATCTGATGATTTGTCTGAATGGCCGGAGTATGGTCAGAAGTCATTCGAGATTGAAGGACGCCTCATCTGGCGCGACACGCATGCCTAAATATAAACGATATAAATCGCGCGAATCATTCCCCTCTGAGCAACTCGAACACTTCGCACAATGGATGGCCGACAATCATCCGCGAGAACATGCACTAGCGCAAGATCGACAACTGCGATTCAACAAACTCGCGAAATTCGTGCGAGAATACAACAGCATTTTCAATAAGAAGAAGAAGGACGACGATGGAAATTCGACGAGCACAGCTTCCAGATGAATTGACACCAGAAAGAAAAGCAGAGATATGAACACCTATCAATTCACCATAGATATTGAAACCGGCCTGACGTTCGATGACATTGACATGCAAACGAAATTGCGCGAAGTCATCCTAAGCGGAATCAAAGATAACCGCTTCGTCTTGGTCACGAATTTTCAAGTTGAGAAAAAGACGACAACGACTGAAATCAGACAGGACGAAACAGCATGAGCCAATTAGACACTGAGAATTTAAGAGCCGAACTCTGGCAAACGAAATACAAAGGACAGACGTTCATCGTTGTTAGCCTTTGTTTTCCGGTCCAACGTATCTTCGGAGAACGTATTTTCGGAGATTGGCAAGAACCTCTGTACGAATTTGCCTTCGCTTGCGGGCACATTCCCGCAACCGAAATGATCGAAAGAGATAGACGCTTCGTGTCAGTATTGACTGACAACAAAGTTCACATTCAAAATTGGGGCTTCCGATTCGCCGTCGATACCGAAGACGTAGATAACAAGGATCATCTTGCTAAGATCGTAGATACGGTAGATACGTTGGACCTGAAAACAAAACTGCTTGAAATCCAAAATCTGGAGCAATAACCATCATGCCATCAGCATTTCCAAGACCATCAAGAGAAACTCTGGAACGGCTGTATTGCGAAGAGAACAAGTCCGCCGGTGCCATCGCAAGAATCTACAAATGCTCGGGGACCACAGTCACAAAATGGCTCAAGGATGACAACCTGCCGATTCGACCGAGAAGAGAAGCAAATGCACTTCGATGGGAAAAAGACAGACTGAGATTCATCAAAGAACCCTCTGTGACAGAGGGACAATTTGATGATAAGACAGAGATTGCTAAGATTGATCCTCAAAGCCTGGCCGATTCGCCCCAAACCGACGACTTAGATTCAGCCTACCTTCGTCTGTCCTACAAGCAACGAGCATACGTCGATATAATCACTGACCTTGATCCTGAGCAGGTGCGAAAGACGCCGCAAGAGATTGCCGCTCAACTGAAGATTGATCCTGAAACCATCAAAGCATGGCGAAGATTACCGGACGTTCTCGCGGCTATCGAAGAAGTATCACGGCCTGAGAATAAGTCACGGCTCGGTGAACTCTATCGACGCTCATTGCTCAACAAGTTTCATACCGGACGAGACACCAAAGAGGACCGGAAGCTAGCCGCCGAGATTGTAGGCGACTTAAAGCCTCAACAGTTCAACACTGCGGTTCAGGTGAACATCAAAACGACCGATTGGTAAGGGTCAACCTATCCCGGAACCTATCCCGAAGATGCTATCGACCATAATCCGAGCACGAAGCCTCTAGTCTATCAGGCTAGAGCCGACTACTCCGATGGTGTCAGATTCCGTGTCAAAGTCGAACAAACCCAATAGAATCAAGCCTGTCCGCTACCTTGTCAGAGTAGCGTAGTGACCTCCCAAGGGATTCCGTGCCCTACAAGCTTCTAGGATCATCCGGCGCACAGATACATACCCTGATAGCCAAAGCCTCGCTGTAGAGCCAGGAACGCGGCAAAGATCGCATTCTGCAACAGCCGGTAGCCGAGCCGAAGGCGAGGCAGTAGTCAGGACCTTCCTATGCTTGCGTGACGCCCGCGATTGTGGCCGGATTACTATTCGCGCCTGCGTAGCCGGTGCGTGCCCTGCTTCAAAAGTTTTTTCCCAAATAACCCCGATGAACCTCGGATCAAAGAGGCTCCCGGTCATCGGGTGTGGGGCCGCGTTGCGCGACCGGGAGCCTCCAAGATCATACGTGCCCGCATCCCCGCCGTCTAGTCATCATCATTTCATCATCGGCCACCTCGATCGGCCAGAGCCGGAGCCATATGGAAAAATCATCAGAACTTTTGCGTATCCCGTCGCAAGAGGACTTAGCCGACTTCGATGCCGTGGTCAAGTTTTTTGGTCCGATGCTAGAGGGAGCTGTATCCAACACTATTTCTAAGTGTCGAGGCAATCCGCGTATTGAGCGGGACGACCTGTATCAAGAGGCATTGCTCGCTGTTGTCAATGCGGTTCGGTTGTATGATCCGGCGAAGGGGTGTTTCTTCTCGGTCTACTTGAAGCGAGCGATACAGAATCGCTTGAAGATGTATGTTCGGGATACGTCGCCTCATCATTATCGGAAGCATCCAGAAGTAGAGGGGAAGTTCATCTACGTTCCGGTGCGGGTCGATTCATTGGATGATGATTGGAACGAAGGATCAAGTGCGGAATAGCAAAAGCCCCGGCTCATAGAACAAGCCAGGGCTTGATGATGACCTACTACTACTGCTATCTGATGTTGTTTGGATCAATGTCCCAGGTCGTTTCTTCTTTCCCCATTGCGCCATCTGTTACGGCGTTGGCAATAACGACCGTCAAGGGCTTGGTGTAGTCGAACGATGACAATGGGAATTCAAAGTTCCGGGTTGTCCGATAGCCAACTTGCGGATACTCGGTCACTTCAGTTGAAAGACGGTTTTGATAGTTCGAGCGGATGACCTTACCGTTCTGCTTCAAGACGACGACCATGCCATCGTTCGCGTTCAAGATTGTAGAGAACGCTCGTGCCGTAACGGCCAGATAGTTCGTGCTCTTAAGTTCCGTAAGATCGGACGCGCTTAGATCGCTGTAGGTCGCCTTCCGGGTCGCATATACGAAGGCGGCTAGTTGAAAGGGTGTCGTCATGCTGGCCGATACGCCTAGCGGCGTTGATCGGTCGAGGTTGTAGTTCTTATCACTAAGGACCACATTGGCTGTTACTGATTCACCGTATGCCTTGGCATCGGCTAATGACAAAGGCCATTGAATAGCAGAAGCAGGTTGTACGGCGGTCCCCACAAGCATCGTCATAGCCGCTACTACTACGATCATGGCCAATAATCTCTTTTTTGATTCCATAGTTAATTCTAGTTCCTCATCCTGGGGTTAGTTGTGCCCTGGCATCCTACCACTAACTACCGCTTTCGATCAAGTAGGTAGTTCGAGAAACGAATTCGCCCATGCCCCAATATGTACCGCCCATCTCGAAACGACCTAAGAAGGTTTGGCTTAACTACGAGCCTCTCTCTGAGAAGCACAAGAATTTTCACCGGGCTTATTCTCGCGACGGTATTCCTACCCGCATCCTAAATGGTGGAGTAGGTACGGGTAAGACGGTCGCAGTGGCCGGGGACATTCTTCGCGCCCTACTGATGTTGCCGGAGTATGCGGGTAAGACCGCGCTCGTTGCCGGTATCACCGGAACGCACTGTCGCAATCTTCTGGTCCCCGAATTCAAGAAGATACTATCTTGGGAGGATTCTAAGGGACGCCCTCGCGGTTTGATAGAGAACCGTGATTACCGGAGCGTTCTTCATCCTATGCCGGAGATTGAATTCTCCAATGGCTCGAAGATCATCTTCGTATCGCTGGAATCAGGCGTCAATCTTCGCGGCTACAATGTCAGTATTGTTTATGCTGATGATATAGGCGAACAGGCCGGAGAAACATGGGACGAGCTCGCAGATCGTGCATTCCGCGAGAAGGACGGTCTTGGTTTCATCGTCGCCACACTGAACCCAACCAATCCCTATCATTGGGCCTATAAGCGATACTTCGACCCAAGCGTTAAGTTGAATCCGAAGCTCGTCTATGTTGACACCTTGACGATGTATGACAACCCGGCTTTGAAGTCATCATGGGAGCGCAAAGAGGCGCAGTATGGTCACAGTCAGGTAGAATTCCGCCGTAAGATTCTCGGCGAATGGTGTTCGCAGGAAGGCTTAGTTTATACGAGCTTTGATCCGAAGAAGCACGTTAAGCCGAAGGCCGATATGATCGAAGCCATTCGCGAAGGTGCAACGTACACCGGACACGACTTTGGGAGTAAGGATGCTACTACAGCATTGTGGGTGACAAAGTATCAGGATAAGTTTTACGTCTATCGCGAGTATTATTCAGCCGTTGCTTCGCTTCCAATCTCGAAGCATGCACAGTTCATCAATCGACAGACAGAGCATGTAGTTCGCCGCTATTCGGATCATTACACCGAATCAATCAACACCTACCGCGAACACGGTGTGAAGTTGACCCTTGCGACCAAGGGCAATGGTGCCAAACTCGCAGGCATCGAACTCATCAATCAGCTCTTTGAGGATAACCGGCTTTTCATCGCTGAGGATTGCGTCAACCTCATTCGTGAACTTCAACAATACGAATGGTTGACGAATTCGGCCCGTGATATGCCGAAGGATGGCAACGATCATTGCCTTGATGCTTTGCGCTACGTCATGTATGAGATTGCATCAAGACAGAAAGCAATCTATTCGTATTCATCGGAAGAGCCTCCACAATCATTGGCAACGCCTTCCGACTTGCGTACTTCTCCCAAGAGAGAACCAAACATATTCGAGAAGCATCAAGCCGAGGCTAACGCCCTTGGTGCGATCCTCATGGGCTATGAGCGCGACGGCTCGCCCATATACGCTAGACCAAGTAGGTAACGCCCATTGGGATTTTTTGACTTTCTGAAAGCAACACCGGCCCCGGCACCAGGACCAGCTCCGAAGCCGAAGATAACCGCATTCGCTTCATCCAATGATGTTGTTCCGAATCGCGGTTCGTATCAGGTCGCACCGCAATATGATAACCGTCGTCAAGAGAGCAAAGTCTATCTTGATGGCTACCTTCATTGTCCGTGGGTGCGTCCATGCGTTGATATGATCGCGCGCAGTGGGTCGAAGCAGTGGAAGTTAGTCCCGAAGTATCAGACGACGACGACCCTATCGACTTCTGCTTATCTGGCAGAAGTCGAACCAATCCTAAACTTCATGAATGCGCCTAATGACCTTGACACGTGGTCTAGCCTTACAGCGAAGATCATTCGGGATATGGTCGTTCAAGGATCATGTATTCTCTATCTCGGTCGTTCATCAGTTGATGCGGATGCCGTGCGCGCTACTGTCGCGAAGGCGTTCAATCCTTATGCGGCCGGTATCTCAAACATTGAACAAGAGATTGAAGACGTTGTTGGAGAGGTTGCCATCAACGGCATTCCGACCTGGCTTAAAGTCTTACCGTTCGATCAAATGGAAGTGCTCACGGACAACAACGGCTATATTACCGGCTATGTTCAATGGACAATGGACGGGCGACGTATCCCATTCTCTCCAGATGAAATCTTGCAGATATTTCATCCTATGTCATCATCAAGTACCTACGGGGACAGTCTCCTCCAGCCTATCGTTACCATTATGACGACGGACGCATTGATTGATCGCAGGCAGAAGAAGATACTTCAAGGGGACATTGCCATTGATTCGCTCTTCACGCTTCCTGATACAGCGAACGAAGAAGAGACGAAGCGAATCTACGAACAACTCAATACAATGTATCGCAAGAACGGCAATGATGCCACGTTCTTCGTTTCTAATTCCGATTTGAAGTATGAGAATGTATCGAAGGCCAAGGATGGTGACTTCTTACAGCAAGGCTTAGATAACCGCAATTCGATTGCCATGCACTTAGGGGTGCCAATCTCTGTCCTTGGTGATACGACCGGCACGGCAAGCACCTACAATGCCGGTTCCGACAACGCGCTTCGCTCGTTCTTGGAGAACACGGTTCGTCCGTTGACCGATCACATCGAGCACCATATGAACCGAGAGATCATGGCCGCATTTGGCAACATCGGTCTTGATTACGTCATTGAGTACGTCTTAGAAGATGCTGACGATGCCGCAGATATTGAAACCATGTATAACGTCGCTATCAACAACGGCACGATGACCCGCAACGAGAAGCGTATGAAGATGGGCTTCGATCCTATCCCTGACGGCGACATTATCACCGTCACGGCCGGGAACGCATGTATGACTCTTGATGCAATCATCAACCCGCCTGCGCCGCCTCCCGCGCCGATCGTGCCGGTTTCCCCTCTGGCACAGGGGCATCCGATGATGTCGCCGGCACCTGAACAGATCCCCCCGAAGCCTGACCCTGACGTAGAGAAGGCTCTTCTGGTTCAAGAGGCCCGCGAGTCCTTACGTGCATTACGCAAGGCTCTCTAACCATGACCGAGCTCGAAGAAGTCTACGTCGAAACAATTCAGGCGTTAGTTAAGGCCGTAGGGAACGAGCCGCCTCGCGGGTTCATCTCGAAGCAGAACAAGATTCACGACAAGAACGAGGCCAAGGCTCTCAAGGCGATTCAGGGTGTTCTCAAGACGGCTCGCAAGCGGTTTCTTACCAAGTTCAAGGCCGACAAGTTGAAGATTGCCAAAGCCGATGATTCCGAAGATGATATAAAGGCTCAACTGCGCGCGATGATGGCTTCCGCGTTTGCCGGAGCATCAGATGAATTGGTCGCCGCGCTCGAACAGCATATAGACGAGATAGCAAAGAACTTCGCGAGCGTCTATGACGTTGAGGTAAACTATAGTCTCGTCAACGATCAAGCGGTCCAATATCTTCGGACGTATACTGATAACTACTTCACCACGTTATCTGATGAACAAGCAGATGGGGTTCAATCTGCTATCGCCGATGCAATGGCCTCGGACGAAGGTTACTCCATTGATTCAATCGTTGATGGAATCCGGGACGCCTTCGGTACGGATACGATGTATTTCCCAGATCGTCAGATGGACGCTACGGATTGGGCGGTAATGACGGCGCGCACCGAAACCGCTCGCGCGGCATCGTTCGCACAGAAGGCGACGATGCAATCTTTGGACCTCAAGACGTGGCAATGGAACGCGCAAGAGTCATGTTGTGACGATTGCGACGACAATGACGGCGAGATAGTAGAAATAGGCGACGACTTTCCGAGCGGTGATTCAGAACCGCCCGCTCATCCGAATTGCCGGTGCATTACCATCGCGGTCACGGAAGAGCTTACAGCCGCGCAAGATGATGATAACGACGACGACGATAACGACGACGAAGATAAGGACTAAATACTACTTCACTTCTCGTCAACTTGCATACTGTCCTAATGACGAGGATTGACCAAATGAATTTTAAGTTCGACATTGACTTGCTGAAGGCCGAACAGACTGACGAAGGTTTATTTTTGTCAGGTGTTGCCTCGACAACCGGAACCGATAAACAGAATGAAGCAATGTCTCCTAATGCTTTGAAGAGCATGGTAGAGACAGAAGGCATTATCCCCATTGTTACGTCTCACAATGCTGAGGCAAAGGACGTTATTGGGGAAGTAGTCAGTCATTCGATTGACGATCAAGGCCGCTACGTTATCAAGGCGCGTCTTGAGGAAGATTCCGATGATGCTACCCGCATGTTTAAGCTGGTGCAGAAGGGTCATAAGATGGGCTTTTCTGTCGGCGGGCGTGTCCTCTCTGCTTCGCCCGGCTTGAACAAGAGCGTTAAGCGCGTGATAGATAGGGTCGAGCTGGATCATATTATGCTGACGCGCAGGCCGGTCAATCCGCAAACCTTCGCTACGGCTATTACCAAGGCTCTTGATGCCTTCGAGGAACCTATGACCACAGAACAACTTTCAAAGGCCGGAGCAAAGTTTTCCGCCGATACCTTGTCCGCTCTCAAAGATATTCACGACGCGGGCGATGACAACGTAAAGGCAAAGATTGCCGCTCTACTCGGCGATGATGCCGGAATCTTAGCCGCAGATATTAACGCTTCGGCGGATGCTGACGCGGGGGATTCATCTGATGATGCTTCCGCTTCGACCGAGCCAGAAGCAGATGCTCCAGCAAATGCTGATACTCCAATGGGAGCAGAAGGCGCGAACGTTGACGACAACGATGCCGATGATACCCAGGCCAACGACGTTGGTCAGGCCGTCAACAATCCTGTTGCAGATAAGTCGCTATCGAAAGAGCAACTCGACCTTATCAAGGCCGAGATTACTAAGACGATCAAAGCGGAACTTGCTAAGGCAGTGAAGCCAGAGCCAAAGGTATCGGAACCTCTTGCTAAGGCTGTTCCATTCAATCCTAGCCATAGTCTATCGGAAGCAATTCGTCTCTCCATCAGTGGCTAATTAACCGCCACACTTCAACACAATTACTCACGTAATGAAAGGGCATTGCCAATAAGATCATCTCTTAGCAACGCAATGATTTAGCCGCCACATGGACACAAACCTATTCGATTTATCTAAGGCATTAGATACAAGTTCAACGAACGGTAACAACGTTCTTGATCCTGTTCTCTTGTCGAAAGTCATCAGCGAACAAGTTCGCAAGATGCCGACCCTGCGTAACATCATCAAGCGTACCCCTTGGGGAACGAATATCTATACTTGGGATTCGATCCTTTCTGATGGTGACGCGGCTACCGCTACTGACGGCGCAACGCTGAACTATTCCGATGCTTCCTTCGCTCAGAATCAGGCGAAGATGAGCTACTTCTACTACCTCGCTTTAATCACGAATCCGGCGATCCTCGCGGCACAACAACTCGTTGATGTTGTTTCGTTGAGAATTGGTCAGGCGACGAAGGCCGTCATCCGCAAAGAAGGCTCGGTCCTCTACAACGGTGACATTAACAACGCTCAGAACCCAGGACTGTTCTCGGCTCTTTCTTCGTCCGCTACGTTCTCATATGTTGGGAACGGTGCGACCCTCTCGCGTAGTCTCTTGTCCCTGATGGATAACAGCCTTCGTGGCAACGGCTATGAGCCAGGCGTGTTCGTTGTATCGCCAAACGTATACAATATCATTTCAGAGGCCGCATTCAATCAGGTTCGCTTCATCGGCATTGATGCTCAGGCTCAGATTGGTTACAGCCAATCCGCAACCCAAGCGTTGATGTTCAACGGCATCCCGGTCATTATGGACCCATACGCCGTGAAGTATAACAGCGCATCAGGCGTTGCTCTTACCGGCTCGGGTACAACTTGGACAATCCCGGTAAGCGGAAACGTCCTCGCAACCGCAGGCGATGACTTCGCGGGCAACACTTGGAGCGCGCCGGTTATCACCGTCTCAGGCTCCACAGTTTCGCCGTCGAACTACAGCATCAAGGGCAATGTTGTTACCTTCAACAGCGCACCTGGCGCGACCCCAACTGCATCCTTCGAGTACGCGACCGACAACGTTCTCTTACTGAGCCTTGATCCGGCAGATTTGGTTATCGCCGAGCAAATGGGAATCATGGTAGAGAACGACCTCGCGAAGCCGGTACAACAAGACGCAATTCCGTTCCGTGTCAAAGAGTATAGCGTTCTCGCGGTTCGCAACCCGCTCGCGCACGTTCTCGCATCGAACATTCAACTTCCGACTTCCTACGCAAACTTCTAATCCAAGCCTCCAACAAAACAGTAAGGCCGTCGTCGTTTCTGACGGCGGCTTTATCGTTTGCTTAGGACAACGATAGCATGTCAACTCCGATTACATTTCCAACGCTCCCGCAAAATACGAACTACTGCGCCGTCTCAGACGTTTTGAATTTGATTGGCGGGGTTCAACCTATCGTGAACGGATCATGCACCCCTACGCAGATCACGCAGGCAATCACGCAAGCAACAAGATGGATTGAGTATCGAACCAACAAGTTCTTTTCGCCGCGCCGTCTCATCAAGCAGTTTGATGGCAACGGCCATACCCGTATGGTCTTGCCGGATAGCCCGCTTATCAACGTCAATCAGCTTTCAGTC